CAAAGAACTTCCAGCATCTCCAGGGTTAGGCATAATCCATACATCATTAAATATACACCACAATATTGTATTAGCAGAACAAGTAAGAGCACACCCACCCATGAAAACTAATTTATCTTTTTGAGTTAGTCTTTTTGCCATAAACATAAAGTCCACTAACCTTATTTGATAAACTTCTTGTACTGCTGCTGCTATATCAAACCTATCTTGTTCGTGAATCTCCATACCCCAATCAAAAATTCCTTTATGAAAATTATATTTTTGATAACCAATTGATGGAAAGTACTCTAAAACTTTTTTAAGATATTTTTGTTTATCTCCATAAGCAGCCATACCCATCATTATGTATTCTTCTTGGTTTGGCATTAGCCCAATGAGTTGAGTAAAAGCGGAATAAAACAAACCAAAACTAAAAGGATAGTTATCTTTGTACATTAACTTAATATCATTTCCTTCTCCAGTCCAAATCGTAGAAGTATTAAATTCACCAATTGAATCAAGAACAACTATTACTGCATCTTCAAATTTGCTAGTGTAATACCCTGCTGCGGCATGCGAGTAATGATGTTTAAAATTAGTTCTTGGAATTGCATTAAGATAAGTGTGTTCAAACCAAGGCTTACCCCCACCAAAACCACCACAAGTTTTAACTCTTAGTTTTTTTAAAAGTGGACTTTCGTAATATGCTATTTGATCTGGAAATCCATATTTTAAAGCATCGTCTATTAAATCTTTATTGGTAAACCAATCATTCTTAACTTTGCTGTACCTCTCTGCATGTCCAGCAAATAAAACTTTGTCATCTTGTATTAAGGAGATAGAAGCATCATGCGTTGTTTCATTAATTCCCATTATTAACATTTTAATATATAAAGTTTCTCTTTTTAAAATGTTTTTTATTTTTTCTTAACCAAAAATAAAACTTAATCTTATATATTATTTTTTTCATTTATATACCTTTCATAAAAATATTCACTCCATGTATTATGATAAGCAATACCATAATGTCCAGACCCATCCAATGTTTCCATTAAGTTTGGTTTGTTTTTATTTTTTACACAATATTCGTATACCTTTTTATAAAACTGTAAATGGTTTATGTTTTTAAAAGTTTTAGTATTTGTTTCTAATAAAACAGCATGCTCGTAAGGGTTTCTAGATTTAAACTCACGATAATTATGTTCATCACCTGAAGGTAGATATCCATTTTCATCAGTAAGGCTATAATTATTATTTATCATATTTAAATTACTTTCAAGTTTATTCCATAATGAATCCTGTTCTGGAACCATCCAGGTAGTTGATATTAATTCTATATTATTAGATATACAATAATCTTCAAATTGTTTATAGAATTCAATAACAAATGGTGTAAGAAGTATATCTGGATTCCTTAAATACCTATAATCTCTTTCAAGATCTGGTAACAATAAAAATATTACATTTGGCTTTGAATATTGCCTTATATATCTATAAATGTTTGTTATTGTTTCCATTATACTTGCACCTGAAAGTCCAAGATTAAAATATCCACTAAACTCCTCTTCTAGTAAAAGTTTTTTATATAACGAATAACTCCAAACCTCTTCATATTTACTTCCACTACCAAAAGTGTTTGAACAACCAGAAAACAAAACATGTTTTTTATCATGTGTTTGTAAAAATTCATCACACCTAAATCCTTGTTGATTTAATTTAACAAGGTTATTTGCGTTATCAAAATATTCAATTACATCATCATTATTTTTTTTTATTACAAAATCTTTCAAGTTAGTATGAATTAAAAATTCATTTAGTTTAGCACGATATCTGTGAGCAGCATACAAAATATCTTCTTCAAATTTGTTCATTACTCTTCTCCAGTTGAATTTCTAATCATGTGCGAAGGAACATTATGAAACCAAGTTGGCAAAGCATATCTTGGCCCTTTTAAAACAGAATCAACTTCGTGAACATATAAAAAGTTAGATGGAAAAAAAACAATACTACCTGCTGACGGCTTAATAGTTACATTTGACTGTTTAAATGTTATTTCCCCACCAACATAATCGTCGTTAAGGTATAACAATACAGATAAAACTCTGGTACTCACACCCTGGTCTTGATGTGGTGGCAAGTATCCAGACTTGTCATATCTTAATAAACTAGTTGCGTGTTCTTTTGCCTTAACATTTTTTTGTGCAAATGGATATAGTTTTGTTGAATAATGCAAAAGTGCTTCATCGATTGACCCATGTATCCTAGAAGATATATTTCTTTGTTCATCTTTAAAAACATCATCTTCTGATATTTGTTCCATAGTTGGAATAAACTTTTGCCAACAAAATATTTCATTTGTTCCAGCACTATCATTAATCCAAGGAGACCACGGTTGAACAACTGTTTTTTGTTTAACATCTTCAGAACTATTCAAAAACCTTTCTTCTAGGTCTTCTATGTTTCTTATAATCTGATCAGTATTTTTTACAATATTCTTATAATATACTAAACCTAAATCTAATACTTCATGATCTATTGAAGTCACGTTCAGCAGCCTCTCTTTCTAATGGATACTCTACTGCTTGCCAAGTTGGATTCTTATCTTCCCCCAAGAAATCTGGATCTGCATGTTCTGGAAGTGATGTGTGCATATACAGTGCAGTATATCTATGACCTTCAGTTACTTCTGTAATACCGTGAATATATTCTGTGCCAGAACTTGGAAAAAATACTGCAGAATATTTTTTAGGCTGATAAACAAAATCTTGATTAGGAAAGAATATTTTTCCACCCTGGTACTCTGGAGTTTCATTTAAATAAATTATTGTACTAAACTCAATAAATGGTTCAGGACCCTGTGCATCTAAATGAAGTCCACCCCTTGTACCCTTTGTCCAGTGTGATCCAAAACCTTTAAACACATATATTGGATTAAGGAATCCGTTGTATGATCTATGTATCTCGTTTGCTTTATTTCCATACTTAATCATTATGTCCATTACTGTTTTATTGTATGGTAATGATGTACCGCCATATCTTTTGCTATAGTATTCTGGATATGGGTTAACCTCTGATGGGTTATGCTGTTCCCTTATTAGGGTATCTGCATCTTCTTTGGTTATAAAATTGTCTATTACCGCAATTCTATGCATACTGTTCCTGTCTTTTCTCTATTATATCATTAGTCAATATAGTTTATCTTGGTCATAAACTTTTTTGAATCTATATCAGTAAATAAAGATAAGTCTGGGTCATACTCAACGTCATCTAGGGGAAAGGGTAGAGGGTTTAGTTCATCAATATTAATCTTGTGTTTTCCAAAAAAAGAAGCAGCGTCACCCATTAAGGGCTTGTCTACGTCCTCATATTTATTTTTTTGTTTTTTAAACAAATCAACCATTTCATTATAATTGTGATATTTAGAAAAGGTCGTATACAGGTATTCTAAAGTATCTACTTCGTCTTTATTATAAAAACTATTAGGACAACTGTATACCTTTATATGATTACTATAGTATAAGAAAGATAAGGTTTCTTCTTCACCATAATATTTCATGTACCAGGGGTAGCCAACCTGTTGTAGTGTTGAGGTATGTCCAAAAATTAAGTCTCTGCTAACAAAATATGTTTGGCTGATGTTATCGGTTAACTCTTCTTCTTTTTTTAAATAAAACAATCCATCATTACTTAAAGTTATTTTATTTTTCCCACTAATAATAGACTGCTTATCTTTAAGATTTTTTAATAAGTACTCATCCCAGTCTTGACTTAGATACACGTTATCAGCCAACAAGAGTGTATAGGAATATTTAGACTGACTCAATATGTCATATTTATACTTGCAAGGACTTTTTATTTTATCCCAAACAACGTGACTATAGTTAACGCCTTTAAAGTTTTCAAAGTATTCCCATTTTTCTAAAGCGTTTTCATTATAAAACCCAAACTGATCCCACTTTGTCAAAGGGCTTTGATCAAAAATTTTAACAAATATATTGTTTTTTTTAGAAGATTTTTCTACTAAATTAGCAACAACATTTTTTAAATTTTTATTTTTATAAGAATATATAATTACATTAATTGGATTGGGCAGATCTTTATTCATCAGAATCTTCTTTTAAACCCTTGTTTCTAAATAGTTTTTTTCTCCAAGCAGTTTTTTTATAATAACCATATAACATTGACCTTCTATTCTCTGCTTTAAACTCATGCTCGTCAAATTTTTCTTGACTTAAATCTAATTCCATTTCCCAATTATCTCTTTTAAAAGGTATCATTTGAAATAGTGGAGTTCCCTTTTTAATAATTCCCTGAAAGCCTCTCTTTAAAAAGAATGCTGTAAACACTGGAAGGCCCCATATATCTGATTCGACAATACCAGACATAGTAATAAAAGGTAGATCGTGTCTATTCATTGGATGAGTTATTAGTACAGAATAACCTGGAGGTGTTTCATAGTACCAATTCATTCTCCATCCGTAATGTATTGGATGACAGTTATCTGGAACTGGAAGATCTATTGTTGGTCTTTTATCCATTATCATTATATCTTTATCCCAAGATAATTTTGGTTTTCCATTTTTATCTAACTCTACTAACAAATCATCTTCTAACAAATAATAGTATCCAGCAGTTAATGAATCAAGGAATGGCATACACATTTTTGTTGCAACCCTTGCACCATCTCCACCTATATTATTTACTGGAGATAAATACTTTTCGTCATTCCATATTTCATGTTTTGCCAAAGCCTTATACCATTCTGGCACATGCTTTACAGCAGGTTCTGGTGGAGTAAAAATGTTATTATAGTTTGGTCCACCACCTGGAGTAAAAGATATTTTTAGTGGATCATTCATTACTTATATTCTTTTTTTTGTCTAAATTTTTCTTTATAAGAATTTCTAAAACTGCTTCTCACTAAAAGTCTTTGTCTTTCAATTTCACCCTTTCCTTCAGAGTGAGCAACAAATTCTGATTCCCAACTTTCTCTTTTAAAAGGAATTGCTTGAATCAATGGCGTTCCTTGTTTAATTATTCCTTCAAAACCTTTTTCAATATGCATTGAAAGATGTCCATCTGAAGCAAATCTATCTGTGTCAACAACTGCTTCAAACATTTGAAATGGAACTGGATCTCTATGAAATGGATGAGTAAACAATGTGCTGTATCCTTTTGGAGTCATCAATGCCCAAAACGGTAATATTCTAAATATTTGTTTGTGATATCTGTCTAAGTTTACTGGATAATTAGATACTTGTTCTGTTGTATGAGTTGCAATCATGTCGTTTCCAAGAAACTTTAATTCATTTGGAACACTCCAAGTTATTTTTTCTGGATTAGTAGCATTAACATATATGTCCATTGGAACTTTAAAAATGTATCCAGCAGTTATTAAATCAAATATTGGCATACATCTTTTTATTGTGCTACTCATACCACCTTTAGATATATACTCTTTAAACTCATCACCTATAAATCCTGGTTGTTGTTTATACCAGTCTGGCATACACTTAATTGCTGCTTCTGGCTTTGGTACAAAAACTTCTGTCTTATCAGAAAAAGGGTAGAAACTAACCTTATTCATAAAATCTCCTAATCTCTTTTACCATTATATCACTTGCCTCAAAAACCATGTTATACATTGGAGAGAACCTACTTATCTTTCCATACTCTTGATCAATCATATGACTTCCTATTTTTTTAAATTGAAAATGAACAAAAGGTGGATCAACATGTTGAGTGTTGTTTAGTATTTTTTTAAAACTCATTGCGTCTTCTAATATTAGAAATGGAGAACCTGCTGGTTGCCTAATGTCAACAGATATATCTTCATCAATAATCCAAGGTACATAGAATCTAAACGTCTGATCAAAACATTTTGCAGAGTCACCAAAGTCTTTCCTATCTGACAAGTAGTATTGCCTAATCCAAGGACGATCCAAGTTCCACATAATTCTTTCCTTATATGGCTCATCCCTTTCCATTGTGTTAATAATTTCAGGGCTATTAACTAAAAATATCTCAGCATGATTGGTTTGCTGAAGAGTAACCACATTGTTATCAATACTTATTAGTTTTGGTTTTGGATATAGCCTATTAACATAAAGGTTAATTGGTTTTATAATATCATTACCTTTTCCTTTGATGCCTTCAGGATAACTAAGCCATCTTGATGGAACCCTAGATCTTTTATTAATCCATAAAAAAGATTCAGACTTTGATTTATGCCATATAAAAAAGTCTTCTCTTAATTCAGAGATTGACTCGTTATTGCTCTGTTTCATCCCAATCCTTATTTAATAATTCTTTTGGTATAACCTTGTACCCACTTCTATCAATACCAATCTCATATCCCTTTTCAGCCTCTATCCAACCTAACAACTTAACTGTTCTATATTCTGAGTCTGATAGTTCTGCACCCCAAATAATTAAACCACGATTAAGATCCTTTTCACGCACTGCTGGACCAGACTGTGTTCTTACTCTTCTTACCTCTATGTTTGTTCCTACATCTGGCATATCTTTATACTTCTTATGCTTTCTACCGTCCCAAACTGAGGCATGCCAATACTGGTTTGTATATTTAGCAACTGCTAATTCACAAATTGCTGATGCAGGTTGAGCGTTTCGATCTTCTTCCATACTAGATCTATTGTAGTATGAAGCGTCTACCTTGTTCCAATTTTCTGTATATCTTCGCATACCTACCATATAAGCATGTTCGTATTCCCATGGTTCTAATTCAACTATCACTTAATCTCTTTTCTTTAAAACTTACTTTTTAATAAGTTGTTTGTTCTACTAAATGTTCTAACTCTGTGACAATTTGAGCAAACCACATCACATTTTTTTACTTCTTCTAAAATATCATCATACTTGTACCATTTAACCATTTTAGATATGTTATCAACTTTTTTACCTCTAACATGATCAAAATCTAATACATAATACGGAAACTTTTTATTACAATCTAAGCATCCAGTTTCTTCTTTTATTTCTGCCAAACGTTGTCTTATCTCTTCTCTACGTCTTTCGCTTCTTTGTTTACTTTTATCAATTTGATTTTCACCTAAATGATAGGAAATGGTACTTTTTGAACACCCTAATTCTTTTTGTATTTGATTATAAGTATATCCTTTTGATCTTAAATCAATTATGTTTTCTTTGTGTCTTACTGTATTATTTTTGTTTTTCACAATATCCAATCATATCATAGTGCGAGCCCCAGAGCGAATTCGAATCGCTAACCTTCCGCTTACAAGGCGGATGCACTGCCGTTGTGCTACTGGGGCGTGGGAGTAACAGGACTTGAACCTGTGATAGCCGAATTATGAGTTCGGTGCCTTAACCTACTTGGCTATACTC